GCTGCAATTATCGCAGCTCAACAATGACCGTGCCCGCCTAAAGCAAATCCAGTCAACAGAGAATAAGATCAAGCTGAAAGCGGAATTATTGCCGATTTATGCACCTTACATCGATGGCATTCTTGAAGCTCAAACAGGCGTACAAGATGAGATCGTTACAGAAATAATGATCTGGAATATTGATACGGCCAATTTCTCTCGTGCATTGCAAATTGCTGAATATGTTCTTGTACATAATTTAGCAATGCCAGATCGCTTTGAACGTACGCCTGCATGTGTCATCACTGAAGAAATTGCTGCCGCTTTCCTGAAGCAACTAAAAACAAATGTTGAAATCAATATTGGTGTTTTAAAGCAGCTTGAAGCTTTAATGACTAATCCTGATTTACCTGAAAAAGCTTTAGACATGCCTGATCAAGTCAAAGCCAAAATGTATTTAGCTTTAGGTAAAGCTGAACTCCGATTAATTAGTGATAAAGACAAGCCTGATTTAGTTCATACCAAAGCAGCAGCTGATTATTTACAGAAAGCCGTTGAACTAGATGACAAATGTGGAGGTCGGGGCGATTTGAACATGGTTCAAAAACTACTCGATAAATTCACTCCAGTCTCTGAAACCAATACAGATGATGCAAAAGCATCATCATAACGAGTGCCCACGCACCGCACTGGCGAACAATGGTAGTGATCAACTGACACAGTAAATCTTCACCGAGCCATTGTTCCCACCAGTGCATTAATTTGGGGAGCAATATGAGTTTTGTCGCAAGCGGTAATACAACACCGTCAAAAATTACCATTAGTAGTAGTGATTTTTTTCCAAGTATTTCACTTGATGATATTCGCAATTTCGTTCGTATCGATGGTGCAGTGACTGACGTCCGATTAAAGCAAGTTACGTTAGAAGAAATAATTGACGTTAATCGTTTACTCGCTAGTTTGATCACTACAGCGTCAAGTCTCGCAGATTTGGCCATGACAAAAGTGGATGGAAAACCTGATACAGAAATTCTGTATTTTTCTGCTGTTTCAAATGGTGTTGCTGCAAAAGTAAACGAGAAATACCGAAGCTATGACACAAGTGCTTCAGGCAATAAAAATGCAGAGGAACTAACTCCAACGATTGACGAATCTCGTCGTAATAAACATTGGGCAATTAAGCAATTACTCGGTCAAGCTCATACAACGGTTGAATTGATATGAACACTGTTCGGTCTATTCAGAATGACACGATTGATCTGATCTGCTGGCGATATTACGGGCGAAGTCTTGGAGTGGTCGAAAAAGTTTTAGAAGCAAATCCAAAACTGGCCAGTATCGGTGCAATTTTACCTATTGGTACCGAAGTCTATTTGCCTGATTTATCAGCTCCCCAACAAGTTACACAAACTATTCAGCTTTGGGACTAAATATGCCAGAACCAACCTCAACTACAGCGGCAACTACAACAGGCCTCGCAGCAGTATCTTTACTGCCATTTATTAATGGCAATGCATTGCTGGGAGCGGTATTAGGTGCAGCATTTGTAGCTTATTTCGAAAATAACCTTAGTCCAAAAAAACGCATCATGTTCATGCTGCTTTGTGTCGGATTTGGCTATCTATTAGGGCCGGAAATTACAAGCCGTACCGAATACATCACTAGTGATGCGACCGCTTCCATGATTGCGGCTATTTTCTCAATTTATATCCTTATCAAACTTCTCGATTGGGTTAAAGAATCAACCCTTGCTCAGCTCTGGAAAAGCTTCAGAGGTGGAGGTAACTCATGATCATTTTTCAAGTCGTAGCAGTACTTTGTTATTTGTTCTGTGGTTTTCGCATTCTAAGTTTTGAGCGGAGTAGCTACCACAGAGGTTTTGCGATTGTTGCAAGTATCTTGATAGCCAGTTTCATTGGCCAAGCTGTTTACATCGTGTTTTTTAAAGATCCCGTGACTATGTGGGATGCCATCTTAGCCTTGTTACTCACAATTATGGTCCACCGTACAAAAGGTAATGTGGCGAAACTTATCTGGAGTACACCATGATCTTAAAATTTGGCTCAATTGGAGCAGCTGTAATTTCATTACAAAAGCAACTATCAAGCTTGGGCTACAAGGGCAAAGCAGGTAGAGCACTGAGCATTGATGGCAACTTTGGCGAAAGTACAGAATTAGCTGTTATTCAATTTCAGAAAAAGGCTGGATTAGTCGCTGACGGTAAAGTTGGTAATAAAACACGTGCCGCTTTAGCAGGAAATGGCTTAAATAAATTCTTAAAAGATTCTGATTACATTAGTGCAGCCAAACGTTTAGGCGTATCGGAATTGGTGATCCGTGTATTTGGGGCCGTTGAAGGCGCAGGGGTTGGTTTTTTAAATAATGGTAAGGCCAAGATCCTATTTGAACGTCATCGTATGTATGAATATTTAAAGCAGTTCAAAGGTGATGCTTTCGCTAAGGCACAAATGAAACTTGTTCCAAACCTTGTAAATACCAAAACTGGTGGATATCAGGGCAATGAAGCAGAGCATGTTCGTTTATCTTTAGCTAAACAAATCCATGAAGAGGCAGCATTACAATCTACTTCATGGGGGCAATTCCAAATCATGGGTGAAAATTGGAAAGTCCTCGGTTATGAGTCTGTTCAAGATTTCGTAGCCCAGATGCAGGCCAGTGAATCCTTGCAGCTTGAAGCTTTTATTCGTTTTATTGAATGGAAACCCGGACTCCTCGAGGCTTTGAAAAAGCAGGATTGGGATAAGGTATTTACCTTATATAACGGTAAAAACTATAAAAAACTGGGCTATCAGGCAAAGTTTCAGAAAGAATATGATCACCTCGAACCAATTTATGGGGATGTCAAAGTAGCATGAAAAAATTAAATGATCTCCGTGAACATTTATTGAATGCCGTTATTGAATTGCGTCGTGATCCGGATCGTTTGCTAATTTTTGCAGATCAAGGTGCATTAAAGTGCACCTTTGCTTCTGGCCTTTCATATGAATATGCGTATCAAGCCCAACTTATTTTGACTGATTATGCTGGTGATATTGATTCGATCGCAATTCCACTGTTTGACTGGATTCGTATTAATCAGAGCGAGCTATTAGCAAATCTAGACAGGGTAAAAGAGGGTATTCGTTTCGAAGCTGAGTTACTTGATAACAGTAAAGTCGATTTGGCCATAACTATCCCTTTAACAGAGCGTGTCATTGTTAAACGATCTAAAAATGGGATTATGCATATTGAAAATCCACCTGAGCCACAAGTTATCAAGACTGAACCGGGACAAGAAGTCACTTTAATAGATAATGAAACTGGTCAACGACTAGCAACTTGGATGTCTGCAGATATTCCTGATAGCTATGCTGTGGCCATGCCATTACCTATAAGGGAATAAACATGGCTGAGATGAGGGCTTTAGTTGATCATTTAGGGATTTTACTTAATCAACTTAGTGATAAAGAAAAACGTAAGCTCAGCATGGAGATAGGCCGTAAATTACGTAAAAGCCAAAGTGCTAGGATTACAAAGCAACAAAACCCCGATGGCAGCCCTTACCAACCACGAAAAAATCAAAAGATCAGGGATAAAAAAGGGCACATTAAAAATAAAATGTTTACCCGGATAAAAATGGCTAGGTACATGAAAGTTAAGCAAGAGCCTCAAGGTACATCAGTAGGCTTTTTAGGAAATATTGCTTTTATTGCTAAGGTCCATCAATTTGGTTTAAGAGATCGTGTCCGTCGTAGAAAGAATAGTCCTGTAGTCAAATATCCTTCCCGAGAGCTACTTGGGTTTACACCAGATGAAATCGAAATGGTTGAAAATGATGTCCTAACCCATTTCACAGGTAAGTTGTAATAACCTCAATTACAACTCACACCACATGCATTTCTAATCATGCTGCAACACGATTGCAGCATGAACATTTCAGAAATTTTACGTCGTTTAGAAAATATGATCAGGTTTGGTTCAATCGACAAAGTCGATTTGGAGCAAGCCTTTTGTACGGTCAATCTTGGCGATATTAAAACAGCCCCACTGAACTGGCTTAATCTAAGAGCCGGCTCAGACTCAACTTGGGATCCGCCCACTTCCGGTGAGCGTTGTATTGTGTTTTCTCCCTCAGGTGAGTTAGCGCAAGGCATTGTGCTATTCGGAATTTATAGTGAAGAAAATCCTGCACCCGCAAATGCTGCGAATATCAAATTACGCAAGTTTTCCGATGGCACAGTTATTCAATATGACACCTCATCGCACGTGCTCAAAGCTACCTTAACTGGTGGGGGTAAAGTCGAAATCACAGCATCTGGTGGCATCACCTTAAACGGTAATACGACCATTAATGGTTCCTTGACTGCAACAGGTGTTACTACCGTTAAGAGCAGCTTAAATGCAACAGGGAATATCACTTCAAATGCAGATGTAAAAGCTGGAAATATTAGCCTAAGCGGACATAAACATTCAGGTGTGCAAGGTGGTGGTTCAACTTCAGGAGGGCCAGTGCCATGACAATGAATCGTTCGACTGGCTTATTCATTATTGATGAGCTGGAATCTATCCGTCAGTCAATTACAGATATTTTGACAACCCCAATAGGTAGCCGACTCATGCGACGTGAGTATGGCTCTTTGCTTTATGACCTGATTGATCAGCCCATCAATGACGTTCTTATTTTGAAATGCTACAGCGCAATTTATTCAGCTCTTTTGCGCTGGGAACCTCGTATCAATATTAATCAGATCAGTATCTTCAGTATTGAAGGTGCACGTATGCAAATCAGTCTTGATGCCGATCTGGTCCAACAAAATCAACCAGTCAATTTATCACTGGCCTTAAATCTTGGAGCAGCTGCATGAGTGTTGTGGATTTTTCACAGTTGCCACCTCCTAATCTGATCAAGGAACTAGATTTTGAGCAGATTTTGGCAAAGCGAAAAGAACGTTTCATTTCTCTTTATCCAACCGAACAGCAACAACAATGGAAAGAAGTTTTAGAGCGTGAATCTGAACCGGTTACTAAGCTTCTTGAAGAAAATGCTTACATGGAGTTAATACTGACTAACCAGATCAACCAAGATGCACGGGCATTATTGCTGGCATTTAGTAGTGGATCTGATCTAGACCATATTGCGGTTAGTTATTATGGAATTACTCGCTTAGTTATTACTCCAGCTAACCCAAATACAGTTCCACCTTCAGCTGCTGTTATGGAGACCGATGACAACCTGAAAGAGCGATGTATTTTGTCTTTGTCTGGTTTCAATACAGCTGGAGCAACGAATGCTTATAAGTTCTTTGCAAAGTCTGCGGATGGTCGTGTAGCTGATGCCTCTATTATTTCTCATGAAGACAATCCTTGTTTTTTAGATGTTTATATTACACAACATGACAGCTCTAACTTTGAGGCTTCGACTGATTTAGTAAAGATCGTTCAAGCGGCACTTGATCCTGAGGACGTTCGTCCAGTAGGGGACAGACCTACTGTACATAGTAGTACGGCTGTGCCTTATCAAATCAAAGCCCGTCTTTATATTTCTCAAACTGCTGAGAATGTAATGCTTTTATCTGTAGCTCAGAAAAAGCTTCAAAAGTACGTTGAAAACTCAAGAAAAATTGGTCAATCAATTCGTCTATCAGCGGTTTATGCAGCTTTGCATGTAGATGGGGTTAGCCGTGTTGAAATTCTAAATTTAACGTCTGATATTGAAATAAGCCGTTCGCAACATGCATTTTGTACGGCCATCGATATTCAGATTGGGGGTACGGAATAATGAATCCGCTCTTACCCCCAAATGCTACTGATCTTGAAAAAAAATTAGCTGAAACCGGAGCTGAAGCTTTTAAGCAACCATCCATCCGACAAGTAAAAGATGTAGATAAAGCACCGCCGGATTTCTTGGCATTTTTGGCTTGGGAACGTCAAGTGAATTATTGGCGTGATGAATGGCCAGATGCTTTAAAGCGAAGAATCATTAATGAGGCTATCCCTCAACACAAGATAAAGGGGACACCAGCAGCAATTAAAAGGGCATTAGAGCCATTTGGGTTTGAAGTCACGTTGATTGAATGGTTTCAAACGTCTCCTCCGGGTCGACCAGGCACCTTTTCACTTGAACTAGATTTAGTCGGTAAAGAACTTACAGAAGAAACCTACCACGAAGTAAATCGTTTGGTTGAAGACTCAAAAGCTGCAACCCGGCACGTCACAAATGTTCAGATTACATCAAATCCAGTTTTATTCATTAATACAGCGATTGCACTTCAAGACGCAGTGACAATCGATTGCATGCCACAAGGTTATCAATAAATGAGCAGTCCATATTACAACGTAACGACCAATGCCGGTGACGCAGCCATTGCAAATGCGATTGCCACTAATACAAAGCTCAACATTACCCATGTTGCTTTTGGAGATGGTAATGGATCTTCACCAACACCAGACAAAGCCCGAACTACTTTAGTAAAAGAGGTCTATCGACAAGCTGTAAACAAGTACACCAAGCATCCAACCATTAATAATTTTGTTATTGTAGAGGCTATTTTACCGCCGATTGTTGGTAGTTTTTATATTCGTGAAATCGGAATAATTATTGATAGTAAGACCATGATTACACATGGTGCAGTTGCACCTGTGTTTAAAGAGGCAAACTCTGTACGAGAGTACCGTTTAAAATTCACTATAAATATTCAAGATGCTGAAGTCGTCAATGTTATGTTAGACGACACGCTTATTTATGCAACTCAAGCTTGGGTAAATGATAACTATGTCCCTCGTAAGGAAATTATTAATAATCTCGTTACTCAAGATGCAGCTAAACCCCTATCTGCTGCTCAAGGTAAGGCACTACAAGATAACAAGTTAGATAAGACAGCTAATGCTGTTAGTGCATCCAAGCTTCTAACTCCCCGGGCTTTTTCTATTTCAGGCGATGGTTCCGCAACTGGTAATTTTGACGGATCCGCAAATCTTGCACTGTCTTTAACATTGGCCAACTCTGGAGTCGCAACTGGTACATATGGTGCTGTAACAATAGATCCAGCAACTACTTTTATTCCAGTCATTCAATTTGATTCAAAAGGACGAGCTATTAAAGCGACTAATGTCCCTATGAAATCAGCTTCTACTGCTCAATTTGGTTTAACAAAGTTAAACTCCGCAGTGAATTCAACCTCACAATCTGAAGCTGCGACTCCTTCAGCTGTAAAGCTTGCATATGACACAGCAGTTAATGCAAATAATAGAAGCGTAGATAATAAAAATCGTCTGGATAAACTTGATAAAGATGTCTTATTACATGAAGAGACTACGTCGATCCCTAATTCAGATAGCATTGGGGTTTATAAAAATATTATTGGTTTTCAGAAGAAAGTTAGTTCGATTAAAGGCGCTTTAGTTCTTCATTTGCCAGTTGCTAAAAACAGATCCACAACAATGATGGGTTTGAAAATTAAAGGCTATGATTATCGGAATAACTCCGGTATTTGGGAGCTTAATATTGGGGGATATAACTACACTTCTGGATGGTTATGTCATTCAGCTGCATTGCATGGTTTAGCCCCTTTTAATCTTGTACGATTCGGTCAAGCAACTGATCACCAAGTGATTATTTTAGGAACAGAGGGGACCAGTTGGTTGTATCCAATGGTACTGCTAGATGAATTAATAACTGGTTATACAAATATTACTGGATGGCGGGAAGGGTTTAATTTCACATTTGAAACGGATTTGTCCTCATTCACAAATTTGTCTACGCCAGTATTGTATGGAACCCCAAGAGCACAAAATGCAGATACATTGATGTTCCCACGGACAATTGGTCTAAGTGGAGCCGCTGCAGGTACTCCAACTAATTTTGATGGGTCAGCCAATATTTCAATTCCTGTTACCTCACTTGATGCAAGTAAGTTAACGGGTACAGCTGGTGTAAATACCACTGGATCTGCAGCCAAACTTACAACTCCAAGAACAATTGCCTTATCCGGGGCTGCTACAGGAACGGCAACTAATTTTGATGGATCAGCCAATATTTCAATTCCTGTCACCTCACTTGATGCAAGTAAGTTGACGGGCACAGCTGGTGTAAATACCACTGGATCTGCAGCCAAACTTACAACTCCAAGAACAATTGCTTTATCCGGGGCTGCTACAGGAACGGCAACTAATTTTGATGGATCAGCCAATATTTCAATTCCTGTCACCTCACTTGATGCAAGTAAGTTAACTGGGACAGCTGGAGTAAATACGACTGGATCAGCAGCGAAACTTACAACACCACGTAATATTAATGGCGTTCCCTTTGATGGGTCTAATCATATTACAGTCTATGACACTTCTAAATTGCCTTTGACTGGGGGCGTCCTTACTGGAGCTTTAGCAGTACCTAATCTAGGTATTAATAATACAGATGGAACTAATGGACGAGGGATTTCCCTCTATGGTGGGGCAGTAAATGGCCGCCCAAATTATGGTCTGTATTTTGCCGGGACCCCAACCTTTGGAAGACATGGGGATATTACTGGACCGTGGGCAACTTACTTTAGTGTTATTACCGCGAATGATACGCGTGGATGGATTTTCCAATCAGATGACAAGAATGTAGCCTCAATTTCAACAAATGGAGTTATCACAGGCACATCTTTTGTGGGTGGATTAAAAGGTAACGCAGATACAGCATCTAAATTGTCGGCTGTTAGAACAATTACATTTAACGGTGATGTATCCGGATCTTATGGATTTGATGGTTCTGTCAATGCGTTTTGCAACATTAGTGTGAA